TAACTGGCGACAACCAAGCCGGTATATTCAACCCAAACCGCGCACAGGTGGACATCATCGGTCCCGAGGGTCCCGCCGGTCGGTTTGACTGTAAACGAAACATTGGTCCCCACTGCTCCAAGGTCTGCCAGTGCCAATGTGAGGGTCTCGGTTTGCAACGTTTTGGTGATCGCAGCACCTGTCATGGCGCTGGATACCCCGCCGAAATTGGCATCCGCGTCGTAAAGCGCGCCGGAGACGTTATTGAACGCCGTGACCGTCCAGGTAACCGCATCCCCTCCCGTGGCCCCGGTCTTGCAACACAGGAATTTCATGGTCATGTCTGCGGTGATGTCTGCGTCATTTGGGACCTGGAACGAACTCATGACAGCAAGAGGCGCCGCGTGGTTGTTCCACCTGATATTCAGCATCTCGGACCCGGTCAACTCAAATCCGGGTTGGTCGCTTGCGCCGTCCGCGAACGTGGTCAACTGAGTCCCGGCCACATCGAGGAAACTGGTGATCGGGATGTTGATGCGCTTTAGGGTACTCGCCGCTTGCAGGTATAGTTCCTGTATTGCGCCTTCGACGGTTGCTTCAGCAGTGTAGGTCCCAGCATCCGCAATGCTCACGGAGGCAGCCGTGGTGCTGATGACCGTGAAGTCCACAAATTTGACGATGTCCCCTGCTGCGGTTGCCTCCTCAAGAGCCACACCGATGGCCGTGCCGCTTGACGTGTCCTGAATCCTCCCGGTGGCCCCTCCGTAAAGGACGGCCCCGACCAAGAATGCCTCAGCAGCAACGCCCTCATGGATACCAGGCGCGGTCCTGAGTTTTACCGCAACAGGTGTAGTGGTTGCCGCCGCGTGCTGGGTGATGCCGACATGCTGTTCACCGGCCCCCGCAGCCTCGACTTGAGGCGGGAACGTGGCGCTTCCAGATGTGATTTTTACCCGCATACGGTTGGTCAAGGTGCCGTTTGCGGTGAATGTTACGATTCCTCCGTCATTCCAAGCCATTGTTGTTCCTCCTTATTGAGCTTGCTTATCGAGCCAAGCCTGGTGAATTTCAGGGTGTGCCGCCGACACTTTCTTCACGGCGGTGCCGAGTCCGCATTTGTGCTCGGCCTGGTACGCCTGGACCATGCCCATGAAATCTGCCGTGTCCGAGTCCTTGGCCCTGCCTTGCGCCAAAACCTGCGGTTCCATGCTGATCTGGGTATCCGCCAGCAACTTCGTCCTGCTCTGCCGCTCGGCCTCGTAGAAACCCTTGTAGGCATCCGCGACGGGTGTCCCGTCAGAGATGGCGGCACGGGTAGCCTCCGGGTCGGCCTGGGCATCGAGCAGCCCCACGCATCGTCCCCTCTCGTCCTCCACGCCCCCGGACCTAGCGGTTTCCAGTTCAGCCTGGAGATCCCCGGCGAACCGTGTCTTGACATCCTCCCAGACCAATTTCTCCATCACCTCGGTCTCGATCTCCGCGTAGACCTCCGGGTGGTCCTGCTTCAGCATTTCTCGATCCATGTTTGCGTTCCGTCCTTTCTGCCGCGCCGATTTGAGCGCGACACTCATGTTGCCGACCTGATCGACCAGCCCGACATCCAATGCCTGCCGCCCGATAAAGAGCCTGCCGTCCGCCATATGTTCCAGCACCGCGTCCACCGTGGTGTTGCGGTTCCGTGCCATTGCCTCGACGAAGATGGAATAGTATGTGTCCACCATGTCCTGTAAATACGCCTTGCCCTCCTTCGTTAACGGCCCGGAGTCCGGCGCGATCCGCTTGTATTTCCCGGCGTATATCTCGGTCCTCGTGACCCCCTGCTGCTTGTCCCTCTCGCTCCGGTCGTAGTGTGTGACCGCAACTCCGATAGACCCCGTGATGGCCGTGTCGAATGCCACGACTTCTGTCGCGCTCGTCCCGATCCACGCGGCTGCCGACGCCATCATGCCGTTTGCGTAGGCGACGATGGGTTTTGTGAGTTTGGCCTCCAGGATGTAGTCCGAGAGTTCCTTGGTGCCGTCGATGGTCCCGCCAGGAGAGTCGATGTCGAGAAGGATGGATGTCACGGCGGGATCGTCCAGTGCCATTGCGATGTCCCGCTGTATCAACTCCGTGCTGGTCCCGCCGGAGAACGCCATCAGCATGTTCATGCGCTTCCCGAGCGTCCCGTAGACGGGTATGACGGCCACTCCGTCAACGACCTCGTAAGCCTCAGTTGCGCGGTTGCCGCTCTTGCCCTTGGCCGCCTCGATGTCCTGCACCTGGCCGTTGGCCCGAGCCATGACGAAGGCGTTGATCTCGTCCAACTTGGCAGGGTGGATGGCCCATGCACGGTCCTGCACGAGGTCTAAAATGGAGGAGTCGGACGACTTGGGCTCCTCTGCGTGTTCACCGATCTTCAACGCCTTCCGGTGCGTGTCCAGGTGGCTCTTGACCGACGAGGACGCCTGTTGTCCAGACCTGCCTCCCTGAGCCGCCGACCAGGCCGCGTTGAGACCTCCTCTGTGCAAATAAATCTCCCCATCCGTCCAGATGCCGTTCTCATCCTTCCTGGTGCCCCCACTCACGAAGTGATGCGGGTATTTCCATGTGGACTTCTTTTCAGGCTCGCCCTTGTCCGCGAACGCAACCCGTGGCAGTGCGGCCTTGTCCACTCCCGCCCAGGATGGCTCACGGTCTGACGTGTTGCTGTTGTGTCGGTGTGCCATGCTCACTCCTGCGTGCAGGGCAACAAAAAGGGAGGCAGTCTAGTGGTCTGGCACCAGACTGCCTCCCTGATTTGTTCTTGCGCCGCCTCCCTCACTGGCCGGTGAGGTTGACGGACCCTGGTCTATGAATCCCCTACTCGGTCTGTCCCTCCCCCTGTTTGGGTTCCGGTCTCAGCCGCACTCCGTACTCCTCCTCCAGCGCACTGATATAAGCCTGTTCCTGAGCGGACTGCCTCAATGCCACGCGCCAGTCTTTGCCTTTCTCGGCGTAAAGGTCGGAGTATGTGATGGTCCGGTTCTGAAGCCGGATCTCGTCAGCCTTGGCCGCCTTGACCTTGTCGATGGGACGCATGGGCGGGGGCAGCCAGTCCGTCCTGGTATAAGCATACCAATTCTCCGGTCTGCGGAATTCCTCGATGCTCGAAACCGGGAGGTAGCCCCTTAACGCCGCCTCGTACTGCCGGATCATCTCGATGGGCTGGCAGAATCGGTTGACAAGCACCATGCGCTCGAAGTTGTTGAGCTTCTCCGCGTTCTCGATGCTGGCTTGGCTTGCGCTGTAACTTGCCTTGTATGCCTTGGTGACGTTCTCCGGCCCGCGCCCCGTGGCCATGCCCAGGCGACCGATGATGGATTCGTTCATGGTGTCGAAATTCGGTCCAGGGGCATCGGAACTGATAATGTGCGGCTTCTCCCATGCGGCGCCCATGATCATGGTGCCCTGTTCGAGCTCCTGTATGCGGTCCTCCCAGGTGGTGACCGCGCTCTGTCCAGTTTCGTCCTGGATGAACACGGTGAAAAGGTTGGAAACCAGCGCCTTGACCAGCGCCGCATTGACAAAGTCCCCGCTGTCCCTGAGCTCCTTGATCATGCTCCCCAGGATGGAGTCCTGCCGGTACTCGGCAACATTGCGGACATCGCACACAAACAGCAGATTAGGGAACCCGGTTTTGGGGTTGTAGGCGGGGATGCGGTCGCAGTTGGCCACTTGAGCCATTCCGAACGATGCGGCCCACTTCGCCGTGGTCGGGCGCTGGATGTATGCCGCCTCGATGGCACCGTACTTGTCGATCACCACGCCGTCGTAGATGTCCTCGGTTTTGGGGGCGTCGGTCGGGGTGGTGAGCCGCGACGGGTCTATGGGGAGGATGGAGAGTGAAAACGGCCTGTAGGGGTCTTTAACCATGATGGGCTGGAATAGACCGATCCCGTCCAGTTTCCAGTGAAAATACGCCAGCACTTGCAGCATGTAGATGTTCATGCGCCTGGTGGCGTCGCAGAAATTTCGCGGGTCCAGGCCCCATATCTCGAAGGTGTCGTATGCGGCTTGCTGGTATTGCTCCTGCCAAACTTGATCCCGTTTCAGCCACCGCGTCATGGGTTGCGGTTGAGGACTCAGCCCGATCCCAACGACCTCGGTCGTCATGCCCTCGATGATCCCGTGTGCCATGGCGTCGTTGGTGTAGAGGTCCCAGGCCCGTGCGGAGACGGAACCCCTCTCGGTCTCGGCGAGTCGTGCCGACACGATCCCGGAGACCCAGTTGGCCAGGGTGCCGCGCAGTGCGGCCCCGGATCGTTTGTGGTGCCTGCCGCGTGATGCGACAGGTTTTGATGTCGCGGTGTCGTTGGATGGTGCAGGAAGGTCGAAAATGGACGGAATATAAAAACCCAAGCGTCACCCCCTGTACGGGACTGCGGTCTTCATCCGGTCCCAGATGGAGTTCGTGATCTGGTTCACCAGTGAGGCATACCTCTCCCGCATTCTGTCCAAGGTCGCCAGATCCGCCTTGCGGTAGGATCGTCCCTGCACGGTGGCCTCCTGCGCCCCTTGCAGGATCTCGATTATGGCGGTGTCTATTTCTGCGAGAATTTGTGCTGCCGTGGCCATGAGTCACCCTCGATAAGAGTTCGGATTGTATCGAAGGCATTGTGTCAAGAAAAAAATGCGGGTGTCAAGCATGTCTGTACTAATATAGTATTTTTTTTTTAGTATTTCTCTATTGATTTGAACGTGTTACGACATTTTTGGCACATATGATATCTGACCCTGATTTTGTGCTCCCACGGGCGCGTAGAAATCACTCTCGCCTTGAGCGTCCTGCACTTCGGGCATTGGGCACCACCGATCCTCCTGTTGTAGTCCGACCCATT